TCGACCTCTTAATCGAATATAAGAAAAAATAATTAAAAGCATAATTATAACAAATATAAATGTGATAATACTAATTAATAATGGCTCATAAAGATTTGTTTTTAATTGGGAAAGTGAATTCATCGTTTTTTTTATAGTTTCTGAAGTGTTCATATAATATATATACTTTTAAAAAAAGTATTTAAAAAGTATTTAAAGGTTTCCAGAAAATATAATATAACTCAAAAACAATCCGAAAAAATTCTTTGCAAATAAATCTAATATATTATAACACGCATTTTTTGTATAATAAGGTAAAACCGCTACAACTCCATATAAGGACCAAAAAAAGAAAAAATACCAAAATAATAAATAACCAGGTGTATTTTGAGTTACATAATTTATATAAATCATATAGTAATATGTTAAAAATGGTATAAAACCTAAAATAACACCAAGTAAAACAGGGATTATTTTCATTTCACCTAAATAACCGAATAATAACATTAACCAATTTAACAATATTATTGGTATTATAACAGATGAATTCTCTTTTAAAAGTGTAAATAATTCCAAGTCATTTGTGTCATTAATCATTTTTTTATTTAAATAAATTAAATATAACATTAATGTTATTAACATTGTGGGTGTTGTAATAACCCAATCAATGTATCTTTTAGGTGTTACGTTTACAATCTTGGTAAAATTATAGGCTAACCAAATATAAAATATACCTTCAATCAATTGAACAATAAATTCAAATATTAATAATTCTCTTATTAATGAATAAGCAGATGGGACTTTTATAAAAAGAGCTACTATTTCTATTCCTCCAGTTATTATTTGAACGATTATTGAAATGATTAATGTAATATAAAAAAGATATTTTGTATCCATATATTATTAAATTATTTTTAATATTTTATAAAATGGCTTCTTCTGGTGTTGTTTTTTTATAGTTTATTTCAATAATATTTTTTATCGTTTCATTTAAAAAAGGCATTACCACTTTATGTGTTATTGTAATATAAAAAGTTGGATTAATAATTATAATTTTTTTTAGATTTGTACTAAATTTATTTGTAATAAGTTTTGCAATTTCAACAGCCACATTTATCTGTAGGGCGTGTGTGAGATTGAAGCCGAAACTATCGAAAATCCAGATCCATTCTTTATCCTTTGGAATTTCACCTAAAACCCCATCATAGTGATTTAGAATACCTTCAACATCATAATATAATATAGCTTGGGATGGACAAGTATAATAATATATTGTGCCGTTTTTTTCTGAAAGTTTTGTTAATGAATGACTAAGAGGTTGTAATTTACATAAAGGACATACATATGACATTATTATTTAATAATATATATTTTATTATTATATTATTAAATAATAAGTAATTAAAAATATATTATTATATTATAAAAATGCCCGGTGGCCTAATGAATCTCGTTTCAACAGGACAACAGAATATTATTCTTAATGGAAATCCAACTAAATCGTTTTTTAAATCAACTTTTCATCAATATACTAATTTTGGCCTTCAGAAATTCAGAGTAGATTATGAAGGATCTAAAACACTACGATTAACAGAAGAATCCAGTTTAACATTTAAAATACCTAGATATGCTGATCTTTTAATGGATTGTTACATATCAGTTGCTTTGCCAAATATTTGGAGCCCTATTCTTCCACCCCAACAAATTACTGAACAAACCACCTCACAGGGACTAGGAAATATCGAACAATGGGCTCCATATGAGTTTAAATGGATAGAAAATATTGGCGCCAAAATGATTTCAAAAATTAGTATAACTTGCGGAAATTTTACATTACAAGAATATTCCGGTGATTATTTATTGGCTTCTGTTCAACGCGATTTTAATTTTGATAAAAAAGAATTATTTAATAAAATGACCGGTCAAGTTCCCGAACTAACAGATCCCGCTAATTCAAATTCTCGCGTTAACTCATATCCAAATGCTTATTTTACAGGAGATTTAGCCGGCTCAGAACCTTCTATAAGAGGCCGAATTTTATACATACCATTAAATAGTTGGTTTGGATTAAAATCACAAATGGCATTTCCTTTAACATCCCTTCAATACAATGAATTACATATAAATATTACATTCAGACCAATTAATCAATTATTTACTATTCGTGATGTATTTGATGCTACTAATAACTATCCAAATGTATCTCCTAATTTTAATTTATGGTATATGCAATTTTATCGCTTTTTACAACCTCCCCCCGATGTTGTTATTGATATTAACTCATATTCTGATCAGAGAACATTATGGAATTCTGACGTCCATTTAAATTGTACTTATTGTTTTTTATCGAATGATGAACAACGATTATTTGCTGTTAATGAACAAAAATATTTAATTAAACAGGTTTATGAAAGAATAATTCCAAATGTTACTGGACCAAATAAAGTACAATTGGATTCATTGGGTATGGTTTCCAATTGGTTGTTTTATTTTCAACGTAGTGATGCTAATTTAAGAAACGAATGGTCCAATTACACAAATTGGCCATATAATTATTTACCGTTGAATGTAACACAAGCTCCCACCTCAGGAAGTTATACAATTTATAGAACAATAAATGGAATATTAACTCCAGTAAATATTGGCCCCGGTGTAAATCCAGATGGAACACTAACAGGTATTGTAATTAATCAAGCATATAATCCTCAGAATGATAAATTAATATTAATTGCTATGGGAATCTTATTGGACGGCTCTTACAGAGAAAATATACAACCAGCCGGAGTTTTCGATTTTATTGAAAAATATATAAGAACTACTGGTAATGCCCCATCTGGATTATATTGTTATAATTTTAGTCTTCATTCAAATAATACCGATTTACAACCATCTGGCGCTATAAATATGAGCAGATTTAATCAAATTGAATTAGAGTTTACCACAATTATTCCCCCGTTAGACCCATTTGCTCAAAGTTTGACTATTTGTGACCCGGAAACGGGTTCAATCATAGGAATTAATAAGCCCACATGGAAGATATACGATTATAATTTTGATTTACATTTGTTTGAAGAAAGAATAAATATGGTACATTTTATTGGGGGTAATGTTGGTTTAACTTATGCTACTTAAAAAGACTAGAATTTGACGCTGGTGGTGTCGTCTCATAAAATAGCCCTGTTGCTGATATTGTTGTAGGATATTTTGTTTCAAAAGATGATGAATTTGTATTTGTATCCGTTGTTGTATCTGTATTATACTTATCCGCAATACCTCTTTTTTTATTATACAATTCTAATCCTTTATTAAACGAATCAGTCCACTGATCCAACCCTTCGTATGGTCTCCTTATTTGAGCATCTTTTGAATCTGGATATATTTGCGCAAAATTAACATTATGATTATTATAACCTGTAGTTAATGGACTATGTTGTAATCCTTTACCAGCTCCATCATATGGGTCTACATCCTTTGTTTGACACTCTGTTTGTTTTGTAGGTCCAGGATTACAACCTTGACAATCTATATCAGACGTACACTGTTCTTTTGTTAGTAAACATTTAGCATTTGGTCCACAAAAATTCTTACAACTAACAGGATCATTAATAGGTAAGTTAACAGAGTGACTATATTGAGGTGAATTCAAATCATTATAATTTATTTGAGCATCTTCCGGATAAGGTATTACTTGTTGCGAATATTTTTCAAAGTCTGTTAGTCCCTCTTTAAAACTGCTACAAACTGAAGAACCATATTTTATGATAAACCTAAATAAAAATAAACATAAAAATATATATATTATTGTATATTTAAAATCGAGTGCCATATATACAATTTAGATTTTATTTATATTTGAAGCAAATAAAATTTTGAAGAAAATAAATAAGTATTATAATAATTTAATATATATTTATTATAACTAATGTCAACAACTGAAGATACTAGCGCTATTGATGAAAAGAAACACGAAGAAACAACCACTTCAATTACTTCTGCTGATTTTAAAAATTTTATTATAAATTATTTATTAAGTATTATTTTTACTATTGGAATAACTATTTTTGTTATTGGAACATTTGGATTATATACAACCAAGGTTGCTCAAGCAAATATTTTACCTGATAATATTGAATTAGCACCTTATACCGTTTTTGATCGAATAGTTAAAGATGAACCAATTGATATAAATATTATGAGACCATCTTTTTTTTCTGAAAGTAAAGATACATTATCACAAAAAGCTACTTTTAATTCTCAAGAATATTTAGACAGTTTTAATAAGAGTTTTTTATGTTCTTTAAAAAAAAATGCTAACGATCCTAAGGGAGGTTTGTCAGCAAGTGCTTCATTATTTTTTTCTTCTGTGTATGATAATATTGTTGCTAAAAACTTTCTTGCGATAAATACTATTTTTTATTATTTAAGTTACCTTCCTGAGTCAGCTATTATGTTTATTTATGGATTTTTTGGAATATTTTTATGGATTGCATTATATTTTTTTAATGTTTGTATTAGCATTTTTTATCATATAATAAGCATACCTGAATTATTTAGAAAAGAATCTTCTAAAATGCCTGATAGTTATTTTATAGCCAATCCTGATAGTTATTTTATAGCCAATCCTGATATCCCAGTATTATGGGAATCAAACGAAGATATTAGTTTCTTTAGTGTAAAATTATTATTATTTTGTTTTATTTGGTGGTGGATTGGACTAATATCTATATTTATAACACCAGCATTTTTTACATTTTATGGATTAATATCTCCATTATTTGCTACATATAAAGTAAAATCAATAAATAAGCCAATGAATATCGGTGATTTTATTAAAAATACATTTGCATATAAACAATTTTTCTTTATTATTCTTGCAACAATGAGCTTATTTTCAAATGGAATTACATATTTAGGAAGTAATTCTATTGTTGGTATTGTGTTAGCTATAGCTTTTGCATATTTTATGGGATTTTATACAAATGAAATGCCTACATCAGATGATGGTTTTGGCAAAAAAATAAGACAAAATATAAAACAATTATCTGTTAACCCTGTAAATTTAAAACATCCTGAATTAGTTGAAATATGTAAACCTATACCTATCGATGACCCAAAAATAGAAAACAAAATTAAAGCTGGTGAATATAGAGAATTGACAAAACCTAAAGAAGTTGGGGGTGAAAATAATGTTAATCCACCAGCATATGAAAATAATGTTGCTCCACCAGCATATGAAAATAATGTTGCTCCACCAGCATATGAAAATAATGTTGCTCCACCAGCATATGAAAATAATGTTGCTCCACCGGCATATGAAAATAATGTTAATTCACCTGCATATGAAAATAATGTTGCTCCGCCTCCATCAGCACCATTAATGGCTATATCAGATTATAATGAAAATAATATTAATCCACCTCCATCGGCACCATTAATGAATAATGATATTAAACAACTAACAGAAACAGTAACCGCACCAGTAACAGTAACCGCCCCAGAATATACATCACGATTTGATGACCCTGACAATCAATTTCCAATACAAAATGGTGGAAAAAAGGGAAAAGGAAAAGGAAAAGGAAAAACAAAAAAATATAATATAAGATTTGTTTAATTATTGAAACAATAAACTATTTAAATATTAATTACTATTTATATTTAAGTATGGGTAAAAATAAAAATAAGAATAAGAATAAAGAAAAAACAAAGGTATTTCCATTTGTTAGTTTGTGCACTCCGACATTTAACAGAAGACCTTTTATTCCATTTTTAATAAAATGCTTTGAACATCAAACATATCCCAAAGATAGAATTGAATGGATTATTATCGATGATGGAACTGATCCTATTGAAGATCTTATAAAAGATATACCTCAAATCAAATACTTTTATTATGATGAAAAAATGCTTCTTGGTAAAAAAAGAAACTTGATGCACACAAAATGCTCAGGAGATATAATAATTTATATGGATGACGATGACTACTATCCTCCAGAGCGCATTTCACACGCTGTTGAAACTTTACAACAAAATCCACAATTTTTAATGGCTGGTTCATCCGAAATGCATATATATTTTGATTCTAAAAATACGGTATATCAATGTGGACCATATAAACAATATCACGCAACTGCCGCTACATTTGCATTTAGAAAAGAATTATTATCTCAAACAAATTATGATGATAATTTTGCTTTAGCAGAAGAAAATAAATTTACAAAAGGATATACAATACCTTTAATTCAATTAGATCCATTAAAATCAATATTAGTATTTTCTCATAAACATAATTCTTTAAATAAAGAGAAGCTATTAGAAATTCCTGAACAAACAAAAACAATATTGTCACCTTATAATGTAGATGATTTTATTAAAGATCCCATTTTAAAACAATTTTATATGGTTGATATGAATACTCTTTTGGAAAATTATAAACCCGGAAGACCTGAAAATAAACCAAAATTATTAGAACAGATTAAAAAAATGGAAGAAGAAAGAGCTAAACGATTAGAAGATCATAATAAAATGCTGCAATCACAGCAAAAAATATTGTCTTTTAATAAAGATAATGAATATGAAAAAAAACTAGCAGATAAAAATATATTAATTAGTGAACTTCTTAAAAAAATTAAACAACTAACAACAGAAGTGAATGAACTTCGCAATTCAACAAATACAACAACAAGAAATTCAACAATTTAATATATATATTAAAATAATATAAAGAATAATTACATAATTATATAACATATCAATATGTATTACGACGACCTTGTAGATTCCAACTTTAATGATGAATCGTCAACTGAATGGAGATTAAGAATAAAAGAATCCGATTATGCTCTAAAGAAATTGGATAAATATTATAATAAGTATACTCTTCCGTTTAATCAAAAATGGACTGATGGGAAATTTTATAAACGTATTACTATTGAGAATTATGGATCTGCTCACAGAGGAAGTCTAATTAGAAATGCTGTTACTGGATTAAGATATGATATTTTTGTTGGTAGTAAAGAAGAATCCACACTTTTCAAGGTAACTGATGCAACTGGCTATAACGGGAGAAAAGACCCGCTTACACTTTTTTATGATTCTCCTGAACAGTATGAAAAACACCATTTTACAAACGTTTCAACTGAATCGAAACAACAGTGGGTTAAAAAGGCTTTATATGTGGATACATCTTAAATATTATATTTATTTATTACAATAAAATAAATGATAACTTTAATATAAAAAATTATTTATTATAATTTGTTATATTTGAATACTTTGTTATAAATACTTATTTATATATCTATTTCATCATCTACAATTTCGTCTTCCGTTTCATTCACATTTTCTTTAGTATATTTTTCCAAATATCTATAAATTCTATTTATATCTAATTTACTAATATTATAATTTTCAAATAATGCTAATATTTCATTATCATTATATTTATTTTTTAAATCTAAAAAGAAAGCAAACATATCGTGATTATCCATTGATAGTTCTTGACATAAATTTTGAATAAAAATAGAATTATTATATTCTGTTGAATATTTTGTTAGTACCTTTGTAAATCTAACTTCAGTAGGGTTATATTTTGTTTTCCTTTTGGATCCGAATGTATCTTGATATAATTTATTATTTTTGAATGTTTTTATAAGCGAACTCATCTCATTAAATTGCCATATTTGTTTTTGAAATGTAATTCTATCAATATAATCAGCAAAACACATATTATCCAATATTTCTAAATAAAATGGTATTGCATCATCCTTTTTTATTTTTCCTAAAACATCTATTATATTTTCGTGCCATAATAATCCTACTATTGTTCTGTCTGTTTCATTCATTATTGTTAAATGATCTTCGATCGGATAGTTATTATTAATTAGTTTTTGGGTTATTTTTCTTGTATCATCATTATATGATTTTGTTAAAAAAATATTTTTAATACTATTATCCGTTAATATTTTTTCATTATTTTTTGACAAATCATAAATAGTTTTTATTTTTCTTAAATCTCCTTGTATATAATTAATTATATCCGTTTTACATTCTTCAGGATTTAATGTAGTAAAAATTGGGACTATTTTTTCAATAATAGTAATAATTTGTTGTTTTGTAGGAGTTTTTAATTCAATAACATGACATACCTTCATCAATTCTTTTATTTTTTTATCAATATGATAATTACCTATACAAATAATTGGATTTAATGTGGTTTCTTCTGATCTTTGTTTTTTTGTTTTTTTGGGTCTTATTATTTTAATTAATGAATTTATTCCACCTTTATCACCATTATTCATACCATCTATTTCATCCATAATAATTACTATTCTTTTTACCTTTTTGTAATACATACTTAAGACATTTCTATCTGCCATATTATGTTTCGTTATTGTGTCAATTATTGTTTTATTTCGTATATCACCAGCATCATACTTAATTATATCATAGTCTAATTCTTTAAGTATATTTATTATAAATGTTGTTTTTCCCGAACCAGGGCCGCCGTGTATATATAATCCACGTTTAGTCAATAAGTTATTTTTATTTTGATCAAACTCTTGTAATATTGTCTTTACTCTATTAACTTCTTCACAACGATTTAATAAATGATTAATATTTAGGGTTTCCATCTTATATATCTATTTGCGTTCTTTTTATGTCTGTTTTTACTTAATCCTTCTTCTTCAAATAAATCAGTTAATAATTTTATACATTTGGTTGATTGATTATCTATTGCATACGACTCTAAAAACATTAAATAATTATTAAAAATACATTCCTTATAATAATATTTTGTCATATTTAACCATCTGTTATAATTTTCAACTAACAAAATTTTAAACACAAAATCATTATCTTGTCTTACCATTGAACGAATATAATTTTCAATATGTTTTCTATTAACTAAACTTCGTACAAGATGATGAGACGTCAAATAATTTTGTTTAGTTACAAATATGGTTGCTGATTTGGGTATATACGAATAAACAATTTCTTCTAATTCATCCGGTAATGTTTTTATATTCATAAAAAAATCATTTGTATTATTTGAAAATCTTCTATTTTCATTATAATTATAAAAAAATGTCATTATATAAATATATATTTAATTAATTTTAATATATTTTTATATATATATTATCCTGTTTCTTCAGTTGTAGTTGTATCACACGGATTTGAAATACCTGATGTAATACCGTCCCAAGTTACTTTACAAGTTTTTGCCCAAGTATATTTTTTACATTCACCATCTTCTCCATTAAATGGATATTCATTAAAATTCTTAGTATTTGGGTTTTCTTTACTTGGTATATTACATGTTCCTAAACTTTGACTATTTAAACAAGCTTCGCCATTTCCCGACATATCGACCCAAAAATCAGGACAATCACCAACTATTGGAGGCCAATTTTCATTTGCATTTGATTTAGATAATAAAATACCAACTACCACTAATATTACTATTAGTAACACAGTTGCTATTATTAATACTTTTTTTTGGAAAAACATTTATATATATATATACTTTTTAAAAAAGTATAGCAAAATATAGCAAAATATAGCAAAATATAGCAAAATATAGCAAAATATAGCAAAATATATATACTTTTAAGAAAATTTAGCAAAATATATAATTATCTTAAAGGTATAAAAAGTATATATGTATTTTTGCTAAATTTTGTTATACTTTTCGTAAAAGTATATTTTCTTAAAAGTATATATATATATATGAATAGCAATAAAAGTTCTAATGGAAGGATCGATATAATTAATAAAACTCAATCTCCTGATTTAAGTAATCTATTTGCGATGTATGATAAAATACCAGCAAATCAATGTGCTACATTTAGGGAACCAACATTAGGTCAATGGGACGAAACCGACTTATCTAAAGCATATTTCTCTACTGAAAATATACAAATAATTCAAAATGGAATAAGATCAGGTGTTTATAAAAAATCTAATCAACAATACGTGGTTGCACCACAAGATTGCGACTCCCTTAAAATAATTATGAGAAGTGTATTTTTACAACATTCAGCAAATCAAACCAATAATATTTCTCAGCAAATTAGTGAACTTAATAAAATAGTATTAGACTATTGTGTGTTTCACGTGTATTCTGAGGCACAAGGTTATATGAAATATTTACACGATGTTAGTACATTAGCTGTTCCATTGGCTACTCCAATTGTTGAAACATATAAAGATAAAAATAATTATTTAATGCCTAAATGGTTCTAAAAAAAAGATAAACTAACAAATATATATTTTGGTAAAAAAAATAATATATAAATATAAATAAGTACTTAAATATATATTATTATATTAATATGTTGGCAATCTATTAAAATATAATCATTTCGCCGTTATTTTCTTCTTCGGTTGTATAACTATTTCTTCATCATTAATATCTTCTCCAAAGACTTCTCCAAATTTTTCTTCCACTAATACATTTACATTTGATGATTTTTTAATTACCTTTTTTGCTCCAGTTACCTTTACCTTTGTGACTGACTTCTTCTTTTTTATTTCCCCTAATTGAGCTTGTTTTCTTTCCCTTTGGTATTCTTGATATTCATTTTCAAGAATTGTCAATTCTGATAACCACATTTCCTCTATCGTGGTTGATTTAATACGCTCTAATTCATCTTCTTTTATTTGGTTTTCTAATACTAATTTTTCTACATTTTCTTCTGATACTGAATCCATCGGCATTTTTACTAAATATTTAAATTCTTCATCATTTTCAATTCTATCATAACCTTTTGTTAAAAGCATATCTATTATTTCCTGTTTCTTCTTCTTTCTTAAATCAATCGTATCTTCCAAATTTTCCTTAATATATCTCACTTTATTTGACAATATAACTATTTCTTTTTCTAAAGTATCTATCATATAATTTTTTCTATATTCATAATGTTCGAGTCGTATTTCATAATAATCATCAATTATTTCTTCTACATTTTCGTATTTCTTTAATTTATCTTCCGAATTAAATAAATTCATATTTGTTGTTAAACTTGTCGAATACAATTTTAACAATTTTTCTATTCCATTACAACCATAATCAAATTTTTCGGCTTCTAACTCCTGAATTTTTCCATTACTAAATGTTATTACACAATCTATTGTTGTATCTGTATAATTTTCAAATACATCTTTTATAAGAGGAACTATCTTTTTTCCTTCTTTGTCTTTGTCATTTTGTAAATCACACAATAATTCTTTAAAATCTGCTGTCCAAAATCCAACTGGTAATTCTGTTACTCTGATTTTATTTTTATCAATCTTTTCATATTTCCCTTTAAACACAAATTTAGTATCACCTATCTTTTCTATTTCTCCAGTAAATCCCTCATAATAAGGGAAGAACTCAACCTTTTCTTTTACCCCACATAATTTATTTTTTAAACAAGCAATAATATCAAGCGGATTATAACACATTATTTCAGTGCTGAAACCAGTTCCAATACCTTTTGAACCATTTACCAAAATCATTGGAATTATAGGGACATAAAATTGAGGCTCCACAGGTGTTCCATCATCATCCAAATATCTCAAAATTTTATCATCTTGTTCTGGAAATATACATCTGGCTATTTTTTCAAGACGTGTAAATATATATCTTGGACTAGATGCATCTTGACCCCCTTTAATTCTCGATCCAAATTGTCCCGATGGAAATAATAAATTTATATTATTCGACCCCACAAAGTTTTGAGCCATCCCAACAATCGCCTTATTCAAACTTTCTTCCCCGTGATGATAACACGAATTTTCTGAAACATACCCCGAAAATTGCGCTACTTTAATCTCACCTGTTAAACGCTTTTTAAACGCACTATATAAAATCTTTCTTAAACTTATTTTAAGACCATCCATTAAATTTGGAATACTACGATCACAATCATATTTTGAATAATGTATTAATTCTTTATTAATAAACTCTTCATATGGAATCAACTGTTTACTCGTGTCTGCAAAACTTTTTCTATCGTAAACTGTTTCCAACCAAGTTTTTCTATCATCCGCTCTTTTCTTATTAAACACCATATCTATTGAATCGTCACTCCCAACTCCAGTATGTTCAAAACCTACAAATTTCTTTTCTTCAAAATACTCTCTAAATTCTGTTTTTGTTGAAGTACCTAAACCCTTATAATATTTTATTTTCCATCCGTTTGTTTCATTACCATTACCATTTTTCCAGTGTTCATATTCACCCTCATTATAAAATTTTAGTTCTTGATTACCCTTTTTTGCTTTCAAAATAGGAGTATTCATAAATCCAATAAATCCAGAAATATGAGTTAAACTTGCCCATTCATTTTGAAATAAATTTATACAAAGACCTTTGATATGAGAACCATCTAAATCCTGATCTGTCATAAATACTACTTTACTATATCTCAAATTTTTATAAACCTCTTCGATATTGTTATATATTTTTCCTGTTTCCAGACCAAGTATCTTTTTTATTTCTGCAATTTCTTTATTTTCAGATACATTTTTAATCGTTGCACCTCTCACATTCATTACCTTTCCTTTGAGTGGATACACTCCTATTGTATTTCTATCTTCTGATGTTAAACCAGAAATAACACCGGTTTTAGCTGAATCTCCCTCACAAAATATAATCATACATTCATTCGATCTATCTGTTCCCGCCCAATTTGCGTCATCTAACTTCGGAATTCCACGAATTGATTTACTTTTTGTTCCATCTGTTTTTTTTATAGCTTTATTTTCTTTTAACTCTGTAATTGCACACGCCGCATCCATTACACCCATTTTTGCAATCTTTTCAATAAATTTATCACTAACTTCACATTTCGAACCGAACTTTGCCATTGGAGTATTCATAAAATCCTTCGTTTGACTATCAAATGCTGGATTTTCAATATCACATCTTATAAATAACATTAATTGTTCTTTTATTGAGTTTGGATTTACTTTTATCTTTTTCTTTTTTTCAATATAATCTGATAATTTTCTTGTAATTTGATTAAGAATATACTCTACGTGTTTGCCACCTTTTGACGTGTAAATACCATTTACAAATGATATTTGTATAAACTCATTCGTCGGTGTTAATGCTACAGCATATCCCCAGCGCTCATTTGCTTCTTCATAAACCCGAGGAGCCACTGCTTTCTCCCCAATATACAAATTAATATATTGTTCAAAGTTTTTTATAGGAATTATTGATGAATTATACTTTACCTTTATTGTTTTATCAGTTATTGCTGAAATATCATAAACTCTTTTTTTCAAAAGAGCAATAATATCTATATTTAAATTATTAATACCTAATCGCTGGTAATCCGGTTTGAATGTAATTTTTGTATAAGGTTTACTTTTTGATGCTTTAGTTATCTTTGGAGTACAAATAACATCAAGATTATCCTTGAATTCTTGAGTATATTTTAACCCACGGATATGATCTACTGTTTCAATCGAACCATATGTAGACCATATCAAAACAAGTTTAAAACCAAAACCGTTTTTCCCACCAACAATTTTCTTTTCATCTTTATTATAATTTGTTGAAGTTCTCAAATGTCCAAAAATCAATTCAGGAACCCAAGTCTTATATTCCGGATGTTGAACTACATCAATTCCATTACCATCATTTACCATAACAATAGTACCATCTTCCTGAATAGTAATATCAATATAAGTAACCGGCAACGAATTATCAACATTGGCATCCACTTTGGATTGCATTCTTATAACATGATCTCGACAATTTACAATACCTTCATCAAATAATTTAAATAATCCTGGAACATAACTAATATTTTTTTCAATAATCTTATCACTTGTTTCATTCATAATCCACATATTTGTATCAACCGTTTCAACAGATCCTATATATGTATCCGGGTTATCTAAAATATGTTGCTTATCCGTCTTTTGTTGGACGTCAAAATATAATTCTTTTACTTCGTTATTCGTGTTCATTCTAGCAATATATAACTTACATTGTTGTTTTTAAATTATTTCAATTTTATTTATTATTATAAAATCGTAGACCCCTCCCTACAAGGTTTTATCGATTATAACATTTTTAGCTAAATTGCTTATTATTTTGTTAATATTTTTATTGGTTTCTTCTTTTGTTAGTCCACACATTGCATTACCAACAATTTTTAAATATAAGTTATTCTTTTTCGAATCCGCTTTAACACAATCTGGATGTTCTTTTCTCCATTCATTTATATTTTTAATATTTTCATTCGCAATTGTTTTAATCGCCTTTGTTAGTATTGGTTTATCTTTTTCCTCTCTAGTCCATTCATTATTATCCTTTATATAAATAACTTCTCTTTTTTGATCTGAACAATGAAATGGTCTATCGTGTATGTTTAATGAATTTAAATTTCTAATGATTATATTGGAAACACCTTCGACATATCCTAGTCTTCCAGTTGCTTCTAATTCAGCCAGCTGTGGTTTAATTGAACTAACAAATTCATCAATATTCATCGCATTTTTACACGTCTCATTTAAAAATACTTGCAAATTAAATGTCTTGTTATGTGAGTTTATATTTGTATTGTTTGTATTTATTGTATTGTTAGTTCCATTTTTTAATGCATCCATCAATTGACTATTTTGTTTAACTAACATCACAATAAGCTCTTTATCCGTTATCACGTTTTCCTTTATTTTTTCGTTATCCTCTAAACACTTCTTTTTGTGTTTCCACAGGCCATTGCGAGATTTATATGTCGTTGAGCAGATTTCACACTTATAATCGTCTGGCCGGATTTCCGCTTTTTCTGTTAGCTGGCTGTCCCCTAAAAGGCTTTTTTGATGTTTCAGTGTTAATATGTGTTCACTATAGTGACTTTTTTTGCTTGAAAAGAAGTCACACTGTTTACATTCGTAAAAAGATTTTAAAAATGCCGGATTATTGTTTCCTAAAGTTGTCATTATGTTAGCTTAAGAATATATTTCTAAGTAGTTTACGAAAATATGTTAAAATTTTATCGTCACAAATAAAACGAACAAAAAACGGAAATGAGAGCATTATGGTCACAAGTGGTCTTCGACGTGTGTATTTTGGAAACTATCTTCAGGTTCTCAATTTTGGACATTTATAAATGTCCATTTTCGAAAACCCAATTCACTTTTGGCTTTTTTTAAAAATCCAAGAATATAATATATTAAAACTACTTAAAGAGAATATTTCGTTTTTCTTTAAGTTACTTTGGAATAATATATATTAAAACTACTTAAAGAGGTCTGCTTCTTTTCTTTAAGTTACTTTGGAATAATATATATTAAAACTACTTAAAGAGGTCTGCTTCTTTTCTTTAAGTTACTTTGGAATAATTATATTAGTTTATATTAATTATGACAGGATATAACACCAATGGGTTTACACCTGGACGCAAAAGTAATTTAAGATTATTTATGAATCAAGCATATATTCAACAATTTTATCGCACTTTTGAAAATATTAATAATGCGGATACAACCTTATGTGGATGTGTTCAACCACAAGCCAACAAGGTTAAACAAGGTTGGAATGATCCATCACAAACTGAAAATAAACGCATTTCCCAAATACTTACTGGAACTTTAGGAGGAAAAATCACGTATGGAAATTTTTACAAGCCGGTTACCATAAATTACCTCGGAGGATGGGAAGGTCAGCCTGGAGGATTACCACGACCATTAAGAAACCGATTTTAAATGCGTTTTAATTATTATTATTATTTAGATAAATTTATTTTTTTTCTTTGATTATTTTATAATGGTTAGTCAAACTATTGGTTCTCGTCGTCAAGTTTGGAATGGAACTGCTAAAAAAACACCTGGAGGTCTTCATAAATCAGATTTAATTATGAATAAACACAGGAGAATTGTGTCTAGAAAAAAAAGTATAAGCTCTAAAAAACACAATCGCCTATTAGAATACGGATATGGAACCGAAAAGGGGCATTTTGGATTTGTGAAAACTGGATCCAAAAAACGTGGCAGAAAAGGCAAGAAAGGTAAAAAAATGAGAGGAGGTATGCATTATGGTTTAAACCCAGCTGAGGTCGGCGGGTCTTATATGATAGACAATGTTAATGCACAATCGTCGTCTAGCCCAGAAAATCGTGCTCTTCTTGCAGGCGGTCGTGGCCGTAGTCGCAGCGTTGGAATGGCGGGTGGTTCTGGCTACGGGATCCAATTAGATAGCCCCGGAAGTGCTAATTGGGCTGGAGATAATCTAGTTGGAGGTCGCCGACGTAGGAGTCGCAGTAGAAAAATGAGAGGTGGAACTACTAGTCATCGTTCTGAATTATCTCCATCAAATGTTGAAGAACGTGCCCTAATGGCTTAAAAATGGTATTATCTTAATAAACTTTAAAAAATAATTTATAAATTTATATAAATTATTTTAAAACCATTCTGAACTAACAAACTTTTCAAATTTAATATATTGTGTTAGTTCTGTTAATATAAACTTTTCAAAAAATTGTTTAGAAACAATAGGATATGTTTTTTTATCTACGATTGCCTTTGCATTAAAATATATTTTATATGATTGGTATAAGTCGTCAAAACTTATTAGATTTTCAGAACTTGTTACAGAACTTGTTTTATATTGTACCAAAAATTGTTGAATATCATCGTGTTTACACCACAAATTACATTTAATATTTGTAATATATTTATTATCAATTACTTCCACTTGTGGAGAAAAATAATGACAAATCATTTTAATCATATTTATATCTGACATTTGACTACCCTTTTTATCGTACAATTTATATAATGTGGTTAATTCATCGATCTCATATTCATCATCTATATTTAAATCATTTGTGATTGTAATATGTTTTTCCCAAAAAGATAGAAACGAACTAACACTTGGTAAATATTTACTTGTTATATTTGTAAATATAATATTTTCAGAATCCAATTTATAATTTAATTTATTCATTAATATATTCTGTAATTGTTGGGAATAAATCATATTAGGAATATTTGTATGTGATAAATATAGCTTCCAGATATAATGCATATTTTTCCAAGAAATTTCACAGTCTTGTAATCCCTTTAAACTAACAACTTCAATACATTGTTCTATAAAATGATTGATTATTGATTGTAATGGATTTTCAATAAAATAAAGAACTTTATTTTTAATATTGTCTTCATCTTTTGTATTTTGTATTCTTGTAAAATAGTTATCAGAATTACCATATCTTTCCGAATAATGACCCGCGACACATAGTAAATCTATACCAATTGTATTTAAAACATTTTTAATAATATCACTAGATAATGAATTGGTTGATTCATTTATTTTAATCAAACGATATAAATGTAATTTATGACTATCGTGATATTTTGTAATAAAATTGCTCATAATTGAATTACCAGTTGTAATATAAACAATAGAATCAATTTGTATAATACATTTTTTAAGATTTGAACTAACAAAATATAATAAATTATCAGTATTTTTTTTTAAAATACAATCACCAATAACAGTTAAAAAATATTTAGCCTCTGCTTTTGTGTGAAAAATAGTTTGTAAAAATCCAAGAACGTTTTGTATTGTATATGTTTCAGGAGTAGATTTAAATAATGATCTTTCTTTAATTTGTTTAATTATATTCTGTTTTGTTTTATGTTTCCATTGAATTAATTTACCTTCATCTGTTATTGTTGATAGCAATCTGTAATGAATATCATCGTCTTTTACTATCTTATATGTCTTTCCATCATATTCATAATAAATACTATTATATGGCATATAATAGTACTGATGTTTACTTAAAAACACTTTATAAAAATTATCTTGCTCAAATGTTAGTTCATTAAATCTACTAACACGTTCGTTATATTTTTTATGTTCACGATCTAAAACATCAGGTAAATCAAATAAATGTGTTTCTAATCTTTGAATCATATACGGATTATCATTATACTTTATTTTTAGCTCATTAATCATATGAACTATTTCATTCATTTTTGTTTCTTCCATTACTACAATAATTTTGTTAGTCTTTAAGTTACTTTTATATAATATATTATATAATATTATGAAAACACGTAAAAAAATACATAAAACCACTCTAAGATATTTACCAAAAAGACTATCATCCAAAGACAAAAAAAAACAATCTAAAATGTTATTAAAATCGAAAAAAATGTATAAAAAGGGTAAATATTATACACGTAAACCAGTTAAATCATTTAAATCTAAAACATCTTCACACGTTTTAAATGCGAAAAAAATGTATAATGTTGAAAAAATTGGAGCAACAAATGAATTAGCAAGAAAAACAGGTTGTTCGAAATCGGCTTTAGCACAAATTATTAGTAAAGGTGCGGGAGCTTATTACTCATCCGGTTCACGACCTAATCAAACCGCACAATCGTGGGGAATAGCACGTTTAGCTAGCGCATTAACATCAGGAAAAGCTGGTGCGGTTGATTACGACATATTAAATGAAGGTTGTAAACCAGGTTCAATGGGATTTAAAGCAGCTCAAAAAGCGCGTAAAATACACGGCTATGGAAAAAAAAGAGTTCCTAAAGTTAATTTATAAACATCCTAAAGTTAATTTATATTAATACTAATATTTTTTAAACATAAGTATTTAAAGAATTGTGTTTAAATGTATTTATAATGTCTCAATTTATCAATATAAACGCATTTACAAGTAATAATGTTCTAACTATTAAAACCGTCCAAATTGCCCCTTTTCGCACCTTAATGACTGCTCTTAAAGACATTCTTTTAGAAACAAACATTTCTTTTCAACCCGACGGAATTAGAATTATTAATATGGATAAATCCCACACTATTTTAGTACATCTTTATTTAGCAGCGTCGAATTTTGAATTTTATGAATGTAAAAAAGAAAAAATTATTATTGGCGTCAATATGTTTCATTTATTTAAATTAATTAATTCCATTGATAACGATGATACATTAACAATTTATATTGAAAATAATGATTATTTTGAAGGAATTGTTTCTCATTTAGCATTCAAATTTGAAAATGGAGACATTAAACAATGTAAAACACAAAAACTCAAGTTAATCGAACCAGAACAAGATGAATTAGAAGTCCCTGATGTTAAATTTTCGTCTATTATTAATCTTCCATCTGCCGATTTTCAAAAAATCATTAGAGATCTATCTTGTCTTTCTGATAAAATCGAAATTAAGTCCGTTGGAAATGAACTTATTTTTAAATGTCAAGGACAATTTGCGTCGGCTGAAATTCATAGAGCCGAAGCGGATGAATCTATGAAATTTATTCAAAAACAAGATTCTTCTAAAGTTATTCAGGGCGAATTTTCTCTTAAAAATCTTGGATATTTTATTAAATGCACAAATTTATGTCAAAAAATTGAAGTTTATTTGGAGAACGATTTACCTCTCGTTGTTAAATATAATGTTGCTAGTTTGGGATCGGTAACGCTGTGCCTCGTGCCGTTACCCTCAACCTAAGTTTCCACAACCTACTTAGAAATATAATATACCTAAGTTAATATATTCAAATAGCATTACCAAATACATAAATTCTATTTTTATATCAAATAAAATTGAAATAAAAAATAGTTAAATGTAAATTATTAATAATTACAATATGCCTACCCGATATTTATTTGAACAAGTTGTTACAATTTTTGAATCTAATAAATGTATTTTATTAGATACAACATATACAAATCAGTTACAGAAGTTAAACTATATAGCTACATGCGGACATACAAATAGTGTATCATTAAAAATGTTTTTAAATGGAAATGGAATAAAATGTAAACCGTGTGCTTTAAATTTGCTTACATTTCAAACTATTATAAAATGTCTTTCAGAAAAAGGATGTAAATTAGCTATGACAGAAGAAGAATTTAATACTATTTATGATGATAAAAACAAAGTTAATGTTGAAAGCAAAATTAGTTATATTGCTTCTTGTGGACATAATAATACAGTTCGTTGGTCAAATTTTGTTTCTTTAAATCAAGGAATTAATTGTCCTTTATGTGTAAATAACAATACTGGAGCAAAATTAAAAGAACTTAGAAGTGGAGAAAATAAAAATAGTTCAATTGAACAAGAATTCAAATGTATTCAATATTTTATAGAAGTGGTTAATCAATATTTTCAAATAAAAAAAACGTTTGATGGTTGTAGATCTGATATTGTTTTAAGACCAATAGACTGTATGGAAGACTTATGGTTAGGAATTCAAGTAAAAAGCACATGTAAAAAAGGTAATAGAGGACAATATAACTTTAATTTAAATAGCACAAATTATGATAATTATTTAATATTATGTATTTGTTTGGAAGATAAAAAATTGTGGTTAATACCTTATGAAGATGTTAAAGGACAACCAAATATTAAAATATCAGTTAAATCTAAATATAACCATTATGAAGTCACAATTGATAATATAACCAATAAATTAATGTATTTTTATGAAAATATGCCTAAATTTCAATTTGATATACTAAATATTCCTACAAGTGATACACAAAAACAAGAACAACACTATAGAAAATTAAGAGAGGAAAAAGTTGATTTTATTCCGTTTATTTATCCTGATTTTGAAGGAACTGTTTGTGATTTTAAAATAGGAGATAAAAAGGTTCAAGAAAAAGTTGGATTTATTTGTAAAAAAAACCCTTATTCATTTGGATTTAGCTTGAATAAAAGTAATGGTAAAAAATATAATTGTTCTTATAAATTGGGAGATAATGATTTCTATTGGCTACATTGTAAAAATACACCTAGATTTTATGTAATACCTGAAATAATTCTTATTGAAAAAGGGTTTATTGGAGACAATTGTAAAGAACATTTATATATTTCTCCAACTAACATAAATACAAAATGGACGGATGAATATTTATTTAATTATGACAACATTGATAAAGAAAGATTGTTAGAATTGTTAGAATAATTACAAAATTAGAAACAAATTTAAGATATTTTTTTATCTTATATATTTTAAATTAATTAATATTAATTACATTAAAATATATATATTTTTCCTCGAAGTATATTATAATGTCTAGCCATTCAAACTATTTAGGCGCTAAAAAATGTTGTGCAACCAATTTAGCTAAAACTGTTATAGGGCCTCAAGGCGCTCAAGGATCTGGGGGTCCAATAGGCCCGTTTGGTTTTCAAGGATCAACTGGAGTAAAAGGATTTCAAGGAGCTACAGGAGCTTGTTGTAGAGGACCACAAGGAGCAACGGGACCTCAAGGTGTAACAGGAACCCAAGGAGCAACAGGATCACAAGGTAATACAGGATCACAAGGAGCAACAGGCTCACAAGGAGCAACGGGAGCACAAGGATCAACTGGCTCACAAGGATCAACTGGCTCACAAGGAGCAACGGGAGCACAAGGAGCAACGGGAGCACAAGGATCAACTGGCTCACAAGGAGCAACAGGAGCACAAGGAGCAACGGGAGCACAAGGATCAACTGGCTCACAAGGAGCAACAGGATCACAAGGAGCAACAGGAGCAACAGGATCACAAGGTGCAACAGGTGCAACAGGAGCAACAGGAGCAACAGGAGCACAAGGAGACACAGGTCCAAGTCAATGGACTTCAATGAATGGAATAAGTTTATCTGGAATAGGTTATACTGGAATTGGCGTAACAGGACAAGATGTATTAATTTACGGTAA